CACCGTCAACACGTCTGTGTCTAGCAGAAGTAGGAGCAGATACATCTGAAGCAAACTCCAGATCAACAAGATCATGTCCTGCTGTACTAGAAGCAGTACGTAGGCCACCGTTGTTCTTGTGAGTGTAAGCAACGCCAGACAATGACAAGAATGCCAACTGGTCGCAGCGGTCAGCCATTGCATAAGCAAGTGCGTCGCGACTCTGCTCACGGAAGTTAACAACTGTCTTCTGGTCAGTCATTCGGCCAGCGATTCTGTTTGCGAATCGTAGCTGATCTAACTCGATGGTGATGTCGTATGCGCGGAGCGCTTCTTCATTACCTTCCAGTGTGTTGTCGCCAGTGATGCCGTCACCAGTCATGTCAGCAAGCAAAGTGATGTTTGCCTTGGTGCCTTTCTGGTTTTTGGTAAGTTCAGTTACTCGCTGAACCATAGCGTTAGAGCCAGTGCCAGCAAACTGATTGATGAAAGATTGGTTCCGCGCTACTTTCCAGAAGTCGCGACTCCACATCTGAAGCTGGTCACCACTTAAGGTGCCGAAATTTGTTAAAGCCATGATAGGCTCCTATTATTAAGTTGGATAGTTAACAAGTGGAATTAGTCCCACTAATATAGGTAGCCGACTTTAGGAGCGGCTAATCCGTATCTCCGTATCGTGGAGCGACGAACTAGCGCGGATTAACGAGGTGCGACCTCGGCATTTTTAACGCCTATACAGGCGAGGGGTACGTTTTTTACGGCTACGGGCCGATCCCATATCGTAGGGATATACGTATATTGAATATTAGTATAGGTACTATATCAATGCAACTACTTGTTGTTCCAAAGTTCGAACAAAACTTTGACCTTTTCTTTCAGCACATCAATCTCAGAATGCATCTTTGCTAGCACAATAACTAAAGTGATGAAGCCAAGGAACATTGGCCACGTCGCGCTTGCAAATTCTATGATGCTCATCGATTAACCTCGTGACCTATGCTTTGCAGCCTTCTTGGCAATTTCTGGCGGTTGCTTACTGACCTGCTTACCTGCTTTCGTATCGGCACGCTTCTTAGCACTGGTCTTGGCGTACTCTTTCTTGCTCAAAGCCTCTCGGGCCTTCTTAGGCAGATAGCGTTCACCAGTAGCCTTCTTACCTTGAGTACTATTCTTGCCAGACTTAGTACCCCATTTCTCTTTGGTCCACTTAGACAGGGACTTCTGAGCCTTGGTTTTCGGCCCAGAGTAGCTGCCGCCTGACTTTTTATAACGCTGCGTGGCTAGTTGTGCTTTGCGGGCTGACCATTGTCCAGGTTTACCGCCTTTTGACCCTGCTTTTACAGCAGCAACAATACGTTTCCACTTGGGTTCGTCGCTTCTAGCCATCAGATCACCACTTAACCTTGTTCGCCCAGTAGGCCGCGCTCATTTTGCCCGTTTTAATATTTCGACCATGACGCGCTTTAAAGCTAGCACGCTTCTTTTTCATCTTGTCTGACTCTCCCGCCTTGGGTTTACCAGCAGTTGACGCACCTTGCTCACCAAACCGGATGGTTTTGACCTTGTCACCTTCTTTAGCCACAACAACGTGCGACTTTTTGGGGTGCGAGGGCGTCCTTTTAGGTTTGTTAAAGCCCGATACTCCTGCTCGGGCTAACCGTGGGTCTTTCTTTGATGGCATATCTACCTCGTTATTTTTTGAAAATAAGCATGATCATCCCTAATATCACGCCGAAACTTATGACGGCGGAGGTTAGGGCTACGCCCATTGTTTTTAGGAACTTTATGTTTTCGCGCCGCCGTATCTTAGCTATCTTTATCTGCTTCTCATGCTCAAGCCGAGACTCTTCAACACGGGCCATGATCTCGTTATAGTCTTTAGTGAGACCCTGCATCATCATCGAGTCCTTCAGCTGCTGGTTGAACGCCTTTAGCTGCCGCTTGGCAAGCTGTATCTGCATGCTGTCTTTAACAGACAATCGCCCAACGTACTTGCTCTCGACATCTTGTACCGCTTCGTTAGCCGTAGCATAGCGGCCCATGATGCTGGCCAAATCACCTGCATGCCCCCTCGACTCTTTTATTGTCGAGATCGCGTCGTTCAATCCTTTTACAACGGATATTACTGTCGCGACTTCAGCAATCATGGTGTATTTTGACCAGCATGGGTCACCTCGTTACATAATGTCGCCGCGTAGGCGCTTCAGGGTTGCTTCTGGTAATGCTGCAAACTCATCTTCTGTCATGTTTGAAACATCTAGCGCCTTGTCGGTTCTAGTCGCAGTACCTTCACCCTGCATTTCGGGGGGTTGGGCACTCGCAGCTGACAACTTCTTAGACACTTGCGCTCTTTTCTTCGCTACTTCGTCCTGATTTGTAGCGGGTGCAGCCGTTGAACTCAGCGCGGGTGCTGTATCTACCAAACCGTTTTCGCTGATAACAAATTTTGCTGCTTTCGATAGCGCCGCAACTGGGTTTTCGCCCTTAATAATAAACGCGTCGCGCAGTTCTATGACTTCCTGCGTCATCGCTTCATCGTACTGGCTGCTTTTCTGATCGAACATTGGGAACTCAGCTTCTAAAGTCGTTGCTGCCTGCTGCAAAGCGGTTGCTTGGTGATTGTTAGAGACGGTATCGCTCATCTTCTGAGTCATCTCATACTCAATCTGCACACGCTCTGCCTGTCGGATGTCCGCTCGTAGCTGCGCAGCTTTCTCAGCCTCGCCATCGAGCAGTAGATTCTGATACTCCAACTCTTTAGAGCCAAAATCGAACTCCTCTGGCGCTTCAGCAACAGGGGCTTGTGCCGCTTTCATATCGTCAATTTGCTTCTGTAGCGCTTTTTGTTTGTTCAGCACTTCGTCCAAGCGTGCTTTCGGAACCATCTTCTTGCTGGCGGGTTTTTCCTCGACTTCCGGCTCTTCTAAAGCCGCTTCAGGTTCTGCCTCAGCTTCTAGTTCTGCTTCTTCTTCTGTACTTTGTTCATCGTCAGAAACAATCTCCTCGACTTCCTCCTCGACTTCTTCAACTTCTTCAACTTCCTCAACTTCAGCTTCCTGCTCAGTTTCCTCTACCTCAGTGTCATCCACCGCAGCTTTTTCTAAGTCGGGAAAGCTAAGGTCTAGTTGGGGTGAGTTGTCTTCTTCAACAGCATCAGCTCCTGGCATTACTTCAAATTCAAGTGCTTTATCTTCTGTTTGGTCTTTATCAGTCATATCAACTTCCTATTGGGGGTTTACGGGATGCTTCTGTTTTTGCTGCTGTTTGCATAGCAGTAGCGGCTATACGCGTAGCAGCGTTGGTTTCAGCCTGACTAGTCTTAGTCTGGTTGGTTAAGTCTGCGAGTTCTCTACGCAACTGCAGTTCCTGCATCTTCATCTCTAACTGAGTCTGCAGTTCTTGCATGCGTAACTGAGGTTCTACTTCGGTTGTGTCCTGCACCTTCGCGATGTTCATAGCAGCTTCTGACTGGAGCTTCTTAACTTCAGCTTCCAGCTTGGCAAGTGCCAACTGATCAGCCTGCATTCCCATCTGCGCCTTCATCTGTGCCATCTGCTGTTGTTCAGGTGACTGCTCAACGCCTGTCATCATGCGGATACGTTTAGCTAGCTCACCTTTCTTAGTCAGGTGGCTGTACTCAATGATCGCGTCATCAGGTATCGCAACACCTGCCTGTCTAAGGCCAAGGGCTTCTGCAAACTGCTGCTCGTCAAAACTATCTCTAGCAGGGGCAGTGCTAATGACAACGTCGTACTCACCCACAGTTAGGTCGTTGATAATGCGCCCCTCGGGGGTCATCTCATTTACTACAACTTCTTCGCGAGGTTTAAGAGGGTCCGCCTCATTAGTGATCTGTATAATCCGCTTCTCGGAATAAAAGGTCTGAACGAGGTTTAAGACTTTCTCCGCAAGGTACTGCCGCGCTTTCTTCAGATTATCCAATGGCACCTGAATCATAATGACGCCACGCGACTGCTTCTCTTTGATCGCAACACCTGACACCTCTGCACTGTCAGAGCCAAGCATCGAATCGTTCACGCCAGATATTGTTTTGATATTCAACGCTGCTTTCTGCGCAATACGATCTAACCCCGTGGGGATTGAGTTAGGCGTGATCTTCTGCGGTGGGTTGGTGCCACGGGCATACTCAAGTACTAGACCCGTTTCTGCGCCGTGCTCTTCAAGGTCATCAGCTGTCATACCAACAAGCGATCCGCTTTCTACCATCCAACCGGAGTTGGCTGTGGTGTTAACGATGTGCAGCTCTTGGCTAGCGATCTTGTTCAGCTGTTCCTGCGGTGAAATAAGGTTACGGATTACACCGAAAGGATTACCCCTGCGGAAGTAAGCAAAGAAGGGGACGATAGTGAAGTCGTTGTATGGAGACCAATCGGTGTGCAGTACCACCTTGTCGCATGTCACTGTCCACTTCACCTTGCGCTTCATCTTTGTAATGAGGTTCAAGCTGTACTGCTTGGCGAACTTCTTGGCCTTTGCCTCAGACCATGCGTCAGGTACATCGCGTTGGTCGCCAGTGTCAGGGTCAACAAAACACATGCACCGTGACATATGCTTGGACTGCCGCTCAATTACTCGCAGTGATCTGATATTTCTATAGCCATCCTCATCGGGGGCGATAGTCGTGCCGAACAAATCGTCTTCAGGGTCCACGTCGCCGTAGCGCTGCTCTTCATACTCTACCGAGTCACCACCAAAACTGTTGCCGTTCTCAGCAATGAAACGTAACTGATCAGCCTTCTTCTCGCCGTAGGTCTCTTCGATCTCATCAAGTGTCATCCACTTGGTCTCAAACACCTCGTTCCATGTCTTTGGATCGGCGTCCTTTGCGTCTGGATCGATGAGGATGTCGAGCGGGTCTTTGGCAGTGATCCTGATCTCACCCTCAACGTGGTCGGTGAAGTCCATACGAACATCAAAATAACCACGGCCATCCATAATCAGACCGTCAGAGAACACCTGTTGCTCAACCCAGTCGAGCTTGTTGTTATCCGCGATCTGCATGTAGACCTTCGTTAGTACGTCAGCTACATCTTGCTCGGCGCCACGGCGCGGTTTGAACTGGACATCTGCACGGCGCGTAGACTGCTCGCCCAAAATCGTATTAATAGTAGGGAGAACTGTATTAATGGTTAGGGCGGGGCGACCTTCCGCATCAAGCGCAGCTTCATCGTCTGCATCCCACTGATCCCCGCGATAGAATTCATCGCACTTTTTAGCCATCCATATGTATTCTAGGTGGCCATTGTCTCTCGCCCTTACATACCTATCCCACTGCGATGACGCTAGTTGTATCTCTTCGTCGGTGGTCAGTCTTACCTTTTGCTTTTTCATAATTATGAACTCATTGCTGATTTAGTCCGCAGCTCTTTATTGAGGAAGGGTAGACGGTCTCTCCATGACGCAACGTGTACTACTGGTGCTTGATAGGTGGCAAACTCAGTCATCATTAGTCCTAGCCATGCTAGGGCGTCAACTTGGTCATCGTGGACACCGTTTGGAAAGCGCAAAAGTTCTGCCACTAACGGCCCTGTAAATTGTTCGTCTCGGGGGAGCCACACCATGCCCTGTTGCATCCGACCTTGAATGGCTCGCGCTCGCGCTTCTTTATCTCTGCGGCCAGTTTTTAAATCTTTGAAATACGCTTCATATAACCCGCGCTCTCGGACACGTTTCTCTAGGAATGGGCCGAGCGCCATTTCGATATGACCTTTTTCAATGCCAATGATGCTGGGCTTCCACTCTTCGTAGAGGTCGAGTATGCGTTCCACAATCTCAAACCCGTCGAACTTCCCCCTGACCACATCGACCACGAACAACTGATCGTATTCATCTACGCCTATGACCATCCCTACGGTGTAGTCGTTGCGATCTTTCTTACCAATCGCCAAGTCCCATGCGGCATAGAACCGCATCGCGCCATAGTCAACTTCATCAGCCTCAAAGTACTGGATCATGTCGCGGGTAAAATAATCACCGTCATCTGCCACGGGGTTCTGTTGGTACAGCGCTGACCAATCGCGTGGGCCAACTGCTCTTTCGATTCTTGCGAGTGCTTCTTCGTCATATCGCTCGCGGTGTAGTGCGTCGCCAGCGTCTCTAAACTCTTCGTCTACTTCGGCTCTAGCAGGGTAGTTAACAACTTCCCATTGTTCGCCGTTATCTGATGCAGCTTTAAGTAATCGGCCTGCAAGATCATCGTCATGCCAGCGGGTGAGAATAACTAGCACGCCGCCGCCAGGAGCAAGACGTGTATACGCTGTTGAGGTGTACCAATCCCATGTGCTGTCTCGGGCGTTTGACGACTCCGCGTCTTCACGGTTCTTTACTGGGTCGTCTATGACGAGGACATGAGCACCCTTGCCAGTAATACCGCCGCCAACGCCAGCAGCAACAAAACCACCCCCATCAGAAGTAAGCCACGCTTCGGCAGACTGGCTATCTTTATCCAAGCGGGTTTTAAATGCGGTCTTATACGTTGGTTCACGGAGGAGCTGACGTACCTTGCGACTGAAACCCATCGCAAGCGAACCTGAATAAGAGCAGCTGATGAATTCGTGTTGAGGGTGCCTGCCCAAGTGCCAAGCTGGGAACGCAACTGATGCCAACGTGCTTTTACCGTGTCGAGGCGGCATAAAGAGCATAAGTCTTGGAGATTTTTTTTCAGAAACGTCTTTAGAGAACTGCTCAAGTCGATTACATATGTCTTTATGAACCCAACCCGCTTGATAATCGGGGTTGAAACGTTCGACAAAAGGGAGGAGGCGCTTACGCGTAAGGAATCTAAGCGCGAGTTCAGCCTTTGCTTTATCTTCAAGTGATAATTCCTCCGATTCTTGCTCAGGGTCGTGTTCAAGTGGGGTTGGCAGGGGTAGAGCATCGACATCGTCGGCTTTGCAGTAGACACATAGCCCACTATTTTCGGCGTACAGCGTTTCAGGGTGCGTATTCTTACACCTGATACATGTCCGTTGCTCGATGTCATCTGTCAAGAGGCATCCGGCTCCAAATAATCTGTGTTCTTACCTGCTATCTCTAACAATTCTTCATCGGACAGTCTTTCTAACTGTTTAGATGTCGCACTTAGGTTGACGTTTACCTGAACTGCTTGGTCAGGCGTAGCAAGACCGTGCAGTTTCACTAACGAATCCACAGTGTTCTTCATTTCTGTCGCGGTCGCCGACGCTTGATAGGCGTCCATGTACATAATGTGCGCGTTCTGACGCTCAAACTTCACCTGTTCCCGCATTTGCTCACGGTAATACTGCAGCGCTTTCAAAACCGACGGGTTTTTGGACGCTTCGTGCGCAGTTGCGTAACTAGAATAGCCAGCACCCCGACCAGCTGCGGCAATTGTCATGCCGCTGGAGATAAGGGTAACTAGCTTCTCTTGTTGTACAGTTAGCGCGTTGAGAGTCAGGCCCATATAGGGCATTAAAGACTGGAACTCTGTGTGTTCGCTTATTCCTGTACTAGTGGACGACTCTGAGTCGTGGCCTTCCTTCTGTTCGTTCAACAACCTCATGCTCTAGTTCTGCATCTAAGTAAATAAATAAGGGCGCTTGATTGCCCAAGACCTTTAGATCGATTGTTTCTAAGAAACCAACTAGTGAATTTTCTGGAAAACCCTGCCATAGAAGTATTTCTTGCATCTTATTAGCGTCATAAACAATGACTTCTGCATCTGCATCACGCAGTCCAGTACCGACTATTGCGTCATCGAAACCTTCTAAGCAGATCATCTCTAAATCCATGCTCGTATATTAGCTATAGTATTAATTAATCACAAGAAAAATCGTTAATTGTCTTGACCCACCAATAAAACATGTCTTCTGACAGTGCGTGTTTCATGATGTTAATTCGATATGCGACTAGTTGGATGTTGTCGGGGGTGTAACCCTTGGCATTACTAATACGATCTAGCGAAGCGTTGAACTCTTTTGACCCTGAACCGTCTTTGTGATGGGTGAGGAAGACACCTGATATGGCGCACTTGCCCTCTTGCCCCTGCCACAGGTCGGTGAGATGGCTAGGTTCGATTGTGAATGCGTGGTCTTTGGTGCGAGCGCCTCTTACTATCGACGATTTCGCATTGACGTATAGATTTCCGAGGAAGTTTTGGTAAGTCGCGGACATCTGTATCTCCCTTTCCTGGGTTCTACAGGGCGTGCAGATTGCTCTGCGTTCGTCCATATGGACATCACCCTCGCTCTTACCGCACTTTCTACACGTTCGTGCTGACATGGCGGTAGATAGTACCATAACTAATATTTAAAAAAATTTTTTTGAAAATACCTTTCTGAATCGCTGAGCCATCTCTTACCTGTCCGTGGTCAGCGGGCGACTCGTCCGGATCGACTGACACCGAATCCTTATCCAAAAACGTTTGTTGGAACCTTGTTTTACAGTAACCCCTTTTGCACTGGGCACCTGTCGCTTGGCATGGGTCATATGACATCTAAT